ATCACGTATAGCACTGGTGTCGATTACAACCCTAAAGCCAAATGCGCTTTATTTGAAAAAACAGTCCTTGATGCTTTTTTTGGTGATGAAGAAATGGCTAGTTTTTTCCGTCGTTTAATGGGCTACGCGATTTTAGGTAACCCAAAAGAAAACCTTATGGTCATCCCGTTTGGTGATGGCTCTAACGGTAAATCAACGGTACTCACAACCATTTTTAAATCGCTTGGTGATTACGCCAAGATGACGCCTGCTGAAACTTTCTTAGGTGAAGGCCGCAGTAATGCAGGCGGTGCGCGTGAGGATTTATTGCGATTACGCGGCGCTCGTTTTGTCTATGTTGGTGAACCTGAAGAAAACAAGGAATTAAAAGAAGGCTTGGTTAAGTCCATGACGGGCGGTGAATCCATCACGGCTCGCGGCCTCTATTCGCGTGTTTCTGTTGAGTTCAAGCCAACGTGGACCGTTGTTATGCCAACCAACCATAAACCAATCATTAAGGGCGGTGACCATGGTATTTGGCGGCGTTTAATGATGATTCCTTTCCAACGCAATTATGACGCAGACAAGTCCCTTGTTAAGGACCCGAACCGATCTGAAAAACTTCAGGCTGAACTTGAAGGCGTTTTGGCTTGGCTTGTGCGTGGTGCGCTTGAATATCAGCAAGAGGGCTTGAACGAGCCGAACAAGACGAAACAAGCACGTGACGAATATCGCGATGAAATGGACCTTTTAAAGGACTGGATCAGTGAATGCTGCGAGCTTGGGGATTATCGCGAATCGTCTCAAAACTTGTGGGTGAGTTGGGAAGCGTATGCAAAAGCACGTAACGAATTGCGCTATATCCCTTCGTCAAGGGCTTTGGCTCGACGTTTAAACAGCAGATTCAAGGTGCAGCGGTCAAACGGCAAAGGGTTTTATCTCGGCCTTCGTGTGTCGGTTCATGCAGATTCGGACTTGTTTGAGGATGAGAACGGAAAGCAGTAGGGGTTGAACACGTAGTTTTTTGCTTATTTGCATTTTATTGCGTGTTCGTTGGTAGGTGGCAGTGCGTTAAGTGCGTTAAAAGTGCGTTTTTTCCTTAATCTCTATTTATATATATAGCTATTTAATGAAAAAACAAAGAATTAAGCACTTAACGCACTGCCAAAGACAAAAACGCAGAAATTAATGACTTGGCAGGAGGGGCGCGCATGCCTGTATTGGCTTTTCTCCCTGAATTTGTAGTGAAAGACAAAGTAAAACGCGACTCTACGCCAAAGGTGACAGAGGACGATGTGAAAAACATTCGAGAACTACATAAATCGGGCATGTCTTATAGACAACTTGGGCATAAATACGACATTTCCCACGAGATGTGCAGACGAATCTGCGTGGGGTATTGCTATAAGGAGGTCTTCTAATGTCTTTAGCGGGAAAACAACAAAGATTTGTAGATGAATACCTAATTGATCGCAACGGAGCACGAGCGTACATACGTGCAGGATACAAAGTAAAAAACGAAGATGTAGCAGCTGTAATGGCTTCTCGTCTGTTAAGGATTGATAAGGTTCAAGAAGCAATTGCAAAAGGTGAAGCTGAACTTGCAGAACGCAACAAGATCACCCAAGACAAGGTATTAAATCGCTTATGGGAAATGGCACAAGCAGACCCTAACGAACTACAGCGTTTTGTACGTGTAAATTGCAGATTTTGTTGGGGAATTGATCACAACTATCAATGGACTACAGGCGAATTTAAAAGAGCAATTGCCAATGCACATAAAACCAATGCTCCTGAACCAAAATGTGAAGGCGGCTTAGACTTTGATCGTCTCAAAGAGCCAAACCCAGATTGCCCAGAATGCCGTGGCGAAGGCGTTGGCTATACACATGTTGCAGATACCACAAAGGTAAGCCCACAAGCCCGTTTGATCTATGCAGGCGTTAAAGAGACGCAACACGGTATAGAAATCAAGATGCACGACCAACTAGGCGCATTGATTAAAGCAGGTCAGCACAT